CTTACATCAGAAATCTGACCGCCAAACTTATCTAAAATGAGAGTTGTATAATCATCTGTTGAAACGGCACGTTGTTGAGTAGCAAAATATCTAGGAGCCTGTTTACGAATTGATTCAATTGTTTGTGATGCAGATCCACCCATTGAACTATCATTAACAGTAATAGGAGATATTGTTGCAGTACCACCGTTTACTATTCCAAGATCTGTTACTAAACTGAAAGCATTTATACCGCTACCATCAGCTCCATTTGTTATTCTATAATTAGCAGTAATTGTTGCTAAATTCTTGGGTATTTGGCCAAGTAAACCATCGCCAAATACTATTTCATATTGGCCATTTTGTGCTGCTTGAAGGAAGAAAACAGTTGATGTACTAGTCAAACCAAAAAGAGTTTCAACTGAAGTATATACTGTTTCAATACCATTTTCTTTTACAGTTACTGTTAAACTGTCGGTATCAATTTTACTGTTCGAAAGAACAAAACGTTGTTCTGGTACAGTATTATCAACTACAAAAGAATCAGTTACATAAGTTCCTTCGAATACTTTTAAATTATCAACTTCAAAAGTATTATTAGCAGAAATATAATTATATGTTTCTTTTGTAACAAAAGTAAATGTATTATTTGAATTTTGGCCAACAAATGAAGTACCTTTAGGAATAGTAAAAGGTGAACTTATGCCAACAGTGGAAATAGTAAACGATATATCGGCAACTGATGACTTTGCTGATTTTGGAAGATAATTAAGTTCTTTAGCATGCGATATAACCGAATCCAGCTTCTGTGCCGAATCCATGAACATTTCTGAAGCAACCATGTTCAAATAGAAAGAATTCAAATACGTATTATATGAAAGAACATCCAATAGGACATTCATATTTGAACCGTTAAAATTATAATCCTTATAAGCTGACTGAGCGCCAAGATAAGAAATAAAATTCTGTTTCAGAGTATCAAAGTCAAGGGCAGCTAGATTTATTGAGTTATTGGCCATTATCGAACTCTTTTTAGGTATACTGTTACAGAAGATATAGTATTTGTATTTATTATGGCAAAAGTAATGTCTACTCTCAAAGAATTCTCATCACTACCAGCATTAACATCAATTTTTACTACATTAACTCTAGGTTCAAATTGACGTGTTGCTGTAAAGATATACCTTCTGATATCTTCTTCCAAAAATGGTCCAATTGGTTCAAAAAGAGCTTTACCTACGTTTGTACCAAAGAACGGATTGAATAATCTTTCACCTATATTTGTTCTGATTAAATTCTTAAACGATTGCTTAATGCTTTCAACATTTTTTACAGTTATAAGTTCATCAGAAACTGGATGCTTAGTAAAAGCATTGGAAAAATCGCTAAATGTTTCTTGGATCTTTACCGATTCTGTGAACTTATCTGCTCTTGTATATGCCACTTATTAACCCTCTATATAAGTGAATTTAGTATTTTCATTTGTAGTACTAGAACCTATAGTTCCTACCACTATTACATCAACAGTACCATATTCAAATGCAGGCGGTACAGCAGTTTCAATTGTACTATTACTTGTAACAACGGCAGAATAACTATAGAGTTCTCCAAACTTTACACCAACTACATTTACAAAATTATTGCCATTTATAGTTATTGAACCACCACCTATTAAAGGACTGGTATTTGAACTTAAACTTTCAATTACAGGAACTTCGATTACTGCCGTTGTATCAAGATAAGTAAACTGAGTATTTGCATTACTCTTAGTTAAACCACCATCGGCTTCTACTACTACATTGACTGCTATAGCAGTGCTATTTGGAGTTACTGCAGTTATAGACGTATTGCTGTTGACTGTGTACTGAGCAAACTTGCCGCCAAACTTAACCGAAGTCACGTTAAAGAAGTTATTACCTGTGATCGTGACTGAATTTCCTCCACCCGTGTTTCCTGTAATGGTACTGAGATTAGTAATCACTGGAGGCTGGATATACTCTATGCCGTATATGTTATACACGATGTTTGAGAATCCCGGAAGGTAAGCATAGACACCAGATACTGAAGTGGTCGACCATGTAGAGGTCAGGTTCATGCTTGTATCCGAGGTAATCTGATTGATGACTTTATTAATGCCATTAATACGAACGGTAGATCCAGGTGTAATCGATGTGAATACTGTATTTGATCCTACTACGTTCGCAGATCCATTAGTAATAGCAACTGTTGCTGTAGTACTACCATCTGCATCCAATAGTTGAGTACCAGTGTTTGCTGCTACTGATTTTACATAGATTGCATCGTTTGGTTGTAAAGCGGCCCCGATAAATGCAAGAGTTGTACCATTCTTTTCAACTGTAGAATTAAAATAAAGATATTGATTGGCATTAAACGTGGCATCATTGACAGCTAGAGTAACGCAATATTTGTTATTTGCATTATCTTGATTACAGATATTAATACCAGATATCGTTGAATGGTGTACATTCGCTGGTACCTTATAAAGAAGTGTCAGACTGTCTGTAGAAGGTTTAATCTGTGCCAATACTTTATTAATTGGTGTTACCATAATCTATCCTCATACAATCTGAATGTTTGGAGCGCTAGTTGCAATAGGTTTTACAAAACCAAAGCCTTCGCACAAATAGAAATCTGTTATAGTCATCGGCGGTCTTCCGTTAATAAGTACATTTTCTGGCACAGGTATTGCCACACCTACATGCATAGCACTTCTTAATGCAGGATGCGGAGGAGTCCAATCACCAGCTAACACAGCAGGAATTCCATTAAAAAGAACATTAGGACTAGTCGGTATACCAGTCGGCACAGGCATTCCCTGTGGAAAGTGCAAAGTAACACATATCGAAGTTCCAGCAGCTGTTATAATTGGTCCAGGCATCTTACTATTTATCCTATTAGTACAAGTTGAGCTACTAAAGCTAGTTCTGCACCAGATCCTATTAAAGCACCTCCACCACCAGTTAATACAGCCTCAGCACCTGCGGCCATCGTAATTACGCCACCAGAATTAATAGTGGCAGCACCAGTATCCATATTCGTAGCAGCAGTAGTTATATCTAATGATGGAGTTGCAATTTCAATACCAGCAGGTGTAAGAATAATTGTAGATACGCCACATGTAATCTTTATTGATCCCGGATTCATTGTGATACTGGCCATCGGTCCAACATTTAATTTGGCTTGAGTTGGTGTCATCCCAAGTTCACAAATACCACAAATTACATTTGCAGCAGTACCGGCTTTAATTTTTACTATTTTTGAAGCATCAACACTCATATCTTTATTTGATATGATACCGGTACTAGAATCTGATGTAATTGATACATCTTCTAAAGAATTAATTTCTACTGTAGCATCTGAACCTACTGAATAACCATCGGATGCATAATTATCTACTCTACCAGATTCGGTTACAAAAGATTGATTTCCATGCATAACATGAAGACCGTCACCACCTTCCGAAAATAATTGATGGCCTTCAGAAGAAGCAGAAATATTTGGACCGTCGTGAGCTTCAAAATTACCACCAGTTTCATTCATTATACCATCGCTGGCTCTAAAATAGTGACCACCGCCTATCAATTCATCTTTATTATTATTAATTGATTCTGTGTGTGAATCAGCCGATTCTTTATTATCACCTTGTACTAGGAAAGATCTGCTGCCATCAAAATTGAATTGTTCAAAAGAATAATCACCGTCTTGATTTATCTGTCCTTCAACTTTACCTTCTTGGCCCTGCTTTAAATTTCTTTGAAAAGAACTGCCATCAAGATGTGTTTCCCAATGAGTTAGATAATCATCGGCTTCAATTGGATCATGTACTCTTTTATTTTTATCGTCTGTCATTTTATAACCTTCTTAATGCAGTATAGACCAAACCTCTATATTGCACTTGTAAAGATGAACCTATTGCTATAGCTGCTGCCTGTTTTACTAAACCATAAGCAAGCTGTTCGCCTGTCATATAAGGAGAATTCATAAACATATTTGCAGTCTGAAATGCCATTCTTGATAAAGCAATATTTCTTATTGCTTTAGTTCTTGATTGTGATATTGAACTAGGATTGATTAATGATCTATAATAAAAATCTGTTGGTTGTCTATATAATGGCTGTGATCCAGGAAATAGCATATTCAATCCATTAGTAATAAGTTGATTTAAACCATAACCAAGAATCATCTTTAATGCACTATTTTGAGCAGTATTATAATTTGATGTAACTACATTAACAAACTGTTGTTGTGTAAGATTACTTGGATTGCCTGCTAACTTAATTTCTCTAATAATAGCATCAGTTAAAGATGCTGCAGTTACGTCTGCTAAATTAATATGTTCATTACCAGTTAGTTGAGGTATTTGTGGTAAACTTAATTGAATTTCATTATTTGCCACATATACGTTTAAATCTATTACAGATTTGCCTACCGTAACAGTCTGTTTAATGTTTGTTCCAGCAGCAACCGAAGCAATAGTTGCCGCAAGAGTAGCAGTATCTAAACCAAGAGCATTACCGCCTAAACTAGCGGCTTGTGCGGTTAAAGTATTTGTTGCTTGTTGTGCGGCATTAATCGCAGCAATCGAAGCGGCAGTTTGAGTTGCTGCTTGAACACTTGTTGTTGTATATACACCTGCATTTTGACCAGAAAGTGCTCGATGCATTGCTGTTTCCAGTGCATAGTTTAAAGTATTTCCAAGAGCACTACCAATTCCGGGAAGTACATTATTAAGCATTCCAACAATTGGTCCAATGCCGTAAGCATTAATTAAGTTCTGAAACATACGGCCCAAACTTCCTGCCATAATATTTCTCATACCGTTTGGAGAAGTCATGTTGCCCATCATTGAGAGCATAAGCATTCTTTGTGCTGCTTGTTTAATTATGGCAGTGGCCGCATTGGGATCTGCATATGTTATAGTCTGAACAACGGGTGTACCACGAGGCTGTGAAGCTATTGTTGGGTTAGTAGATTTTGCTTGTGCCGGTGCTTTTTCATCCTGCTTCTTCTTTGCCACTTGTACAACAGTAGTATTTGCACTTGTCAGTTCTGCAGAAAGCGGAGATGGATACTGCGGAAGATCGCTCGTGGCTGAATTTCCGGTTGCTACACCGAAGTTTTCATTCACAGCTCCGCTGATAGTATCTATATTGACTGGGCCTATATTAGTTACTGATGGCATTTTAAGCTTTTGTTTCTTTGTTTATAAATGGATTGCGGTTCCAATTTCTATCATCTTCATCTTTGGCAAGAACATATTTTTCATCGGTTTGCTGATTCGCAGCAATGTTTCCTGGATTGCCATATTCATTGCCTGGAGTAGATCTATATTTGTCATCTATATCACCTTCAGGTTCTGGATCTTTGCCATTGATTTTTGCGATGCCCGCTTTGTGCATACTACCTAAAACTATTGGTATCTGTTTTGTTTCTGGATCCATCCAAAATCCAAATAAACATGTTCCAGGTAAATATTTAGTACTTTCACCGATACTATTAAGAGATGCAGTATTATTCATAACTGGATATGCCCAAGGAAGATCAACATCTGCTATAGGAGTATCTTGCATATTATGATGGCCGTGCACCATTACTTTTACTTTACCAGCTTTATCTGGATCTCTAATATCTCTTACTTCGCAAGTAAAGAACTGAAGGCCTAAACCAGTTGCTTGTTCTGTCATTTATATTCTCCCGAATAAGCACCTTTAAGACATTCAACATTGCAAAGATATCTAGGCGTATTAACAGCTAATTTTATCTCATGTTCAACTTTAGATATAAGCCATTTGCCGCTTGTTTGTGGATCTGGATAAGTGTTGTCCGGTACGGTACTTACTGAATTTGGTATATTACAAAATACAATTGAACCAGCCTGAAGTACTGGATCACCTATTAATCTCATTCTTAATAATTGTTCTTGCATTTGTGCTAAATTAAGTTGTTTCTCAGCAATATTTGCTGGTACATTACTTTTTGGTATATTTAAAGTATTGCTTGGATTTCTATATGTTAATACATTTCGATTGCTATTTAATCCACCCATTAAACTTCTGAATTCTTCATAAGTCCAATTACCCATAATTGTTAACGGATTAGGAGCAAAAGGTGCTATTCTATAACTCAGAGTATTTGGATCAAACACAGCAACTCTTTGACTTACTACACCTGCTTTAACTCTATTCATTGCATCAAAACTTTGAATGATTTTCCATGCAAGAATATTATCATCTATGCTTTTGCCTAATGATTGACCGATAGTAAAATCTTGTTTTAATGTTTTTACTGGTGGTTGACTTACCATATACTCTAATGTTTTAAAGTGGAAAGCATCCATGGACTGCCAAAACATGTAATTAGATGTTTCGTATATGTCGGAAATTGCTTCTTTTCTAAGCATTTCAATTGCATTAAACACGGATTGACTAGATAATTTTATATTTCTTTTACCTTTTGTAGGTTCTATTGTTATTTCACTTCTAACAGCCGGCATTGAATTAAAAATATCTTCTACAATATAAGATATTGGCGCATTGTAAGCTTGTTGAACATTAAAAGTTCTACCAAGAAGCGCTTCTTTTGAAATACAATTTAATTGATAAGTTTTAGTTTTATTGGAACCAGTCGGTGTTATTTCTTTAACGCTATTAAGATGGAAATAATACCTTGCGGTTTGATTTCCTAGAACATCATCCACCATTTTAGTAAAAGCAAATGAAACGGTTTCCAGACCTTGAATTTTCATCTTTCCAATCATATCATTATCATCAATGATCTCAATATGAGCGGTTATTCCAGGAGTAAATATAGTTTCCAAAATTGAACATGTTAAAAAGTTACCGGTAGCATCCCATGTACCAGTCAAAGGCGAATCAATAATTAAAGTATCAATAGTTATTGTACCAGGATTATAACCCATTATGAACCTAGCACGTTCTTTATCGCTTGTACAAATTTAGGCATAAGTTCTGTCTTAATTGCCACGATACTTTTTCTGCTTTCATTCTTTTCATTTTCATAATCGTAATAGGTAATTGGTTTCCAATAAGTTATTAGATCTTGCGAGATGTTATTACTTACATATGTAAGATTAGTAATAGTACATTGAGCACCACTTTCACGACCAGTAATATTTCCAGATAGAGTGCCTTGTGTATGATATACCATTAATGTATTATTGCTATAAGCGGAAACTTGCGCAATACCGCCATCGGCAAAATCTATTATTTCATCATGGATAAAACTATTTGAAGAAGTTAAAGAAATATTTACTTCAACTACAAAGTTAGTAGTAATTTCCCAATCTTCTCTTTTTCTTCTATAATCAACTACAGAATAATATTGATCTTCTATATTCTGTTCCCAATAATGTTTTTGATTATCGGTAAGATTATAGTATTCTTGTGAAGAGATAGTCGATTTATCAACCCAATCGTTTCTCCAACATTTTATTTTTGTTTGTGCCGCTTGAAGAGATCCATATTTGTTCTTAATAAACGAAGTAAATTCATAAGCATTCATATACCATTCATAGTATGGATCTGTGATATCATTTGCTAGATAAAGCGACCAGCTTAGATAAGGATCTAAATAAGCTTTATAAGCTATAGTATCAGCTCTAACACTATCACTTAAATCAATCGGATAATAAGAATAGATATTATTCTTAATACTTGGATTTGGTGCTACACGCTGAGTGATATCAATAGCGGTATTGTTTGCATATTCAATCTGCTTGAAGTTACTAAAATATGTATGTGGCAAAATTATGCTCCCCCGGAACCAAACCATAAACCGGTGCCAAACTCTGCGCCCTCGTTTAAACTAACGCCAGGTATACCTTCGAATTTGCCAATACCGTAATCCTGTTGAACCCAGAATTCCATTTCAAGTAATTCCATTCTTATTTCCACTGCTGTTGGAGCTGTTTTCTTTTGCTGTAGTGGATCATGGAAGAATGACGGAATACCTTCAGGAGTAAAATTCACTTCAAATGCTCTTATAAGAGCTGGTTTAAATGAATATGTAAACTTCTCTGGATTATTATTGCTTATAGTTACTTGTACCATATTTGGATAAAGTAAAATTGGACCACGAGAAGCAGGCAACTGATTTGCTCTAAAATTATTAATGATTGCATTTAGAGCATATGATTCTTGGTGATTTGCTGGAGTTAGACGCCAAGAAAATCTGTGTGTCTTAAACGTTGGAGATTTATAGAATACACCCATAAGTGGATTGACAGCCATTCCACCTGCACCAACTATAGTATTTATTGATTGTGCATTCAATCCTGCAAAAGAAGCAAGAGTAGTTGCTAAAGCTTCTATGTTATAATCCTGATCTTGATGATCTACCATACCATTTGGCAATGGAAGTCGTATTGTTCCTTTGTCTTCTAGTCTAACAGATTTAAATCCGTTTTCTACATAAGAAACAGTAGGTCTTTGATATTCATAAAAAGTAAAAGACATCCAATGATTAAAATTGCCTTCACCAAGGTCTCCAGGAAATCTTAAAGAATTTGAGGTAATTGGCGCCGCAGTACTGTTTAAAGAAGTAGTACTAAATGTATTATAACCGTATGGATTACCGCCATTGATGACATTTACCATCTTTTTCTTTCCAATAAATATGTTTATCTGATATTATTTATTACGCTCTCGAGAAACATGAAAACATATAAGGGGTTCTTTAGGCCCAAAAACCCACAAAAGTACCGCGGTGATCCAACAAACATCGTATACAGGTCAAGATGGGAATTAAAACTTATGATGTATTTAGATCAACATAAAGATGTAGTGTCTTGGGGTTCTGAAGAGATAATAGTACCTTATAGATCACCTATAGATGGTCGAATGCACAGATATTTTGTTGATTTTATAGTGACCAAAATAAATAAAGAAGGCAAGAAAGAAACATCACTCATTGAAGTAAAACCGGCTGCACAAACGGTAGCGCCAATGATCCAAGAAAATAAGAGATCAAAAAGATACATTAATGAAGTAATGACTTGGGGTGTAAATCAAGCAAAATGGCATGCGGCCAAGGAATTCTGTGATGACCGTGGTTGGGCCTTTCATATCTTTACAGAAAAAGAATTAGGAATTAAGTTTTAATGGCAAAGCTTTTTGAGCAAGTATTGAAAGAGAGCTCTAAGAAGAGCGGTACAGAAGCTGTTGATTGGCTTCGTCAAACAGCATTAAAGACCACCAAGATTAAACCCGATAATATCATTGATGATGCTACTTCTTTTAAAAGAATTCAAGGTCTATCGGATAATTCCATAGGTAAAATGTACTTTTTTAATTATGATCCAAAACTTAAGGAAATCTTACCATATTACGATCGTTATCCATTAGTATTTCCAATTGAATACTATAAAGACAGTTTCTTAGGCATCAACCTACACTATCTACCACCGATGCTTCGAGCTCAGCTTATGGATTCTTTGATGTCCGTCATAAATAATAAGAAATACGACAAAACTACAAAGTTGACTATATCATATAAAATACTTAATGGTGCTTCAAAGTTTAAGTACTTTAAACCTTGTTTAAAAAAGTATCTATTTTCGCATGTAAAATCACCATTTATCTACATCTCGCCCGCTGAATGGAATTTTGCTTTAATGTTACCAGTAGAAAGTTTTGTCGGTGCTAGCAAATCATCAGTTTATAAAGATTCACAGGCAATGGTACGATAATGGCAGGGTTTAACGTAGATCTTTTTAGAAGTAATGTAGGTAAAAATGGCTTTGTACAATCAAACAAGTACGAAGTTATTATTCAACCAAATCAGAACTTTGATTATATTTTTACGAATGGTGATACACAGGCTAGTACAAATGATATTGTAAAAGATTTAAGATATCGTTGTATTGATGCTGCTTTACCAGGCGTTGCACTGAGAACAATGGACACCAATAGATACGGTCCTGGTGTTTTAGAAAAAATGCCATTTACTGCAAATTATACTGATACTTCACTGACATTTATCTGTGATAAAAATGGTTCAACTTATAACTTTTGGTACGGTTGGTTGAATTATATCTTTGTAGGAAACGGAAAAGATTCTCAGAATTCGGCAATTCAAAATACTATTAATTCAAATAGACCTTATTATACTACAGCTTATAAAGATGATTATGCAGCCAGTATTAATATTATCGTATATGAAAACTCTGGTAAGCCTTCATTAAATTATACTCTGTATAAGGCATACCCACTATCAATTAATGATGCACCATTAAGTTGGGCAAATAACAATAACCTATTGAAACTGACCGTCAATATGACGTTCCGTGAATGGGCACAAAATAATGCTAGCATTGAAAAGAAAATGCTGGCAAATCCTAACGAAAACATTTTATTCTGATTCATAATGGAGTAGATTATGCTACCTAAGATTTCTTATCCTACGTTCTCTATTAAAGTACCACCTGAGAATAAGGAATATTCTTTCCGACCAATGCTAGTCAAAGAAGAAAAGCTTTTGCTCATGGCAAAGGCCAGTGATGATATAGCAGACATATTATCTTCTTTAAAACAAGTAGTTAATAACTGTTCAGAAGACCCTACATTTGACGTCAATAAGCTTTCCCTATTTGCACTTGAATACATCTTCTTGAAGTTGAGAGGAGCTTCCATTGGAGATATTATCAAAGTTTCCTATAAGGACTACGAGGATGATAAAGTGTACGACTTTAACATTCCCCTTTCCAAAGTTGATGTTCAATTCCCAGAAAAGATAGACAATAAGATTGAGATCACACCTAATGCAGGGCTGATTCTAAAGTATCCGTCTGCCACACTTTATGACGATAAGGAATTCTTAAAGACCGTAGGCGATGATTCATTCTATAAATTAATTGCTCGTTGTATCGATAAAGTTTATGATAAAGACAATGTCTATGAAGCAAATGATATGGAACAGAGAGATATAGATGAATTCGTAGAACTTCTTGATATCAAATCATTCGAAAACATTAAAAACTTTTTATCTAATGTGCCAAAACTGTATTATAAAATTGAATATACCAATGAAAAGGGGAATAAGAGAGAGATTGAATTGACCTCTCTAACCGATTTTTTTACCTTGCGCTGAGCCATAATACGCTAGAGAACTATTATAAAACAATTTTCTCTCTGGTTCAGCACCATAAATATTCAATGACAGAGATCGAAAACTTGATTCCCTTTGAAAGGGACATATATGTCGACATGTTGATCGCCTGGCTGAAAGAACAAGAAGACGCGCGCAACTCTAGTAGGACATAATGGCTAAAAAAGACAAGAAGCCAAAACTTCAATCAGCTGGACCATCAATAGGAGGTAAGAATTATTTCTATACTCCCAGCGGTCAACTAGTTGATGAAGGAGGTGTTGCAGTTGAACCCGGCAATGCCAAAGCTATTGAACAATTTCTTGATCCGTTTAATCCAGAGTATGGTAAAAAGGCAGAAAAGCCGAAAAAAGATAAACCAAAGAAAGATAAGAAAAAGAAAGAACCAAAAGCAGAAGATACAGATAATGAAAGTGAATCTTCTTCGATTATGAGTTCTTATCTAGGATATGTTGGTAAAAATATCCTTCAATCTATCTTTCCTGGATACTATGAACTTAAGAATTATAAAAAAGATCAAACAGAACTAAATATTGGTCTGTCAACTACCAATGCTTTAACTAAAGAATCTTCGTTTATGATCAGGGAGTCCCTGACGAACCAAGATAAAATTGTTACGCTACTTGGTGAAATACTTAAAACATTAAAGGGAATGTCTGGCCTTCCGAGTCTACCAAATATTGGTGGAAAGACAGGCGGCGGTAAAACTAAAACCGGACCTAAAGGCAGAGGCAGATATGGTTTATTTGCTTCGGCTGCGGCAGGTCTTCTTGCCGGTGAAATGCTCGGTGAATCAAATAAGGCATTTGCTGCAGTTAATCCTACTGATAAGATACCCACCGGTGGGCCAACGCCTGCTGCGGCACCTGTTGATAAACCTGCTGTGGGTGCTTCTGCCGCCGTTACACAAGCAACTGAATCAAAACCAAGTCAGACTGGTGACTTTGTAATAGATGGCAAAACGATCAAATTTGATTCTCCTGATATAGAATTTAAAGCCGAAAATATTGTTATCGATGCCAAGAACCTTAAAGGCCTAGGGGCCAATCAACAAACACAGTCGGTTAAAGAAGCATCAAGTAGAGAAAGTTCTTTAACTAAAAGTGCTGTGGCCGCAGGTAACCAAGGTGGAAGTAAAGCCGCTGGTGCTAGTTTAACAGGTGAAGGTACTGGTGTTGGTGGTTCAAGCAATTCCCTTGAAAGTGGTTTTGGTGCTCAGAGTGGACCTGGTGGTAGTGGGTCTGCTGCCGCTGTAAGTTTAGAAGGCACTGGCGCTGGTTATTCTGATGCTGGGATGAGTAAGGCAGAAGTTGCTGAAATCATTAAGGAAGAAGCCAGCAAGGCAGGTGTTGATCCAACAATAGCTCTTCGTGTTGCTGCTGCTGAAGGTTTAAACACTTATACAGGTGACAGTGGTACTTCGTTTGGACCTTTTCAACTCCATTATAAAGGAACTCTTCCAGGTACTACTAGCCCGGGACTTGGTGAAGAATTTACTAAAGATACTGGGCTTCATGCAAAAGATCCAAAGACAATTAGAGAACAGATTCAGTGGGTCTTTAAGAATATCAGACGTTTTGGATGGGAACCGTTTCATGGTGCTGCTAATAACGGCATTGGAAAGTGGGATGGTATTGGCCGTGAACAACGTCAAGAAACAGATCCTGCTAGAGTTGCTACTGGTGCACCAGGTGGTCCGGCTTTTGCTGAAGGCACAGTAAAGCCTTGGAATATGATGAGCGACGAGGAAAAAAGAGCTGCTTCTCAGGCTGC